TTGGTTGCTTGTATTTGTTGTTTTACTTCTTTCATCTCTTGCAAGCTCTGTATAAGGACATCTTCAATGCAAGCAGGGCGCTGTTCCTTTACTCGAAAATATGTTTCTTCCAAGTTGTCGAATTGCTCCCACGCCTTGTCGGTGTCAAGAATTTTGCAATGACGATTTGCTCCGCGTTCTGTCCAAAGGTATAGATGTGATGCGCGTTTGTCGACCAGGTCAATATTATTGACCTGGTTCATATCTTCCGTTTTAACTAAGTCAATATCGTTGACCTGGTTCTCTGCATTTGTGTTCGCAAAGTCAATATTATTGACCTCGCGCTTAAAAGCCTTTAATTCCTCACCTTTTAAAAGAAAGTAATGCACACCCTCTACAAAATGGCTTTTATGGTTTGCGAAATTGTTTTTAATATTGTTTGTATCTGTTTCATAGACTTCCGCAAGTTGTTGCGTTGTTAAAATTCTTTGATTGTTCACTTCAATCGGTACTAATTGATTTGTCATAATTTAAAATCCTCTCTTCAAAAAATATTCTTTGACAAGAGTTTCAATCTATGATATAATATCTTATAGACGGAAACGTCTTGTACTGATAACGATAACGTTTGCTTGCTACGGCGGTTATCGTTATTTTTTTTGTTTTCTTTTTTTTCATTGTTCTGTTGCCTCCAACAATGACATTTGTTTATATGGATTTGGCAATACATAATTTTCAATCACATCAACACCGCATTGTCTGCCTATACGCTCAATTTGAGTAGCAACAACTTCGGGAGTACACCCTTGCTCCTTTAGACCTCTTGCAAAAGTATTAATCAAACTTGCAACGCCACCTGCTGACGCAGGATTAAGATATGTAGGCATTTCATACTTGCCCGTTTGTCGAATACTCGGAAGAACTTCTGATGTTACCCAATGTTTAAATTTTCTTGCACTTTCAAGTTTGCTACCGAATATGAGAGCATATAAACCACTTTCGTTAATCACCACTAAATCTTGAAATCCTGAGGGGGTCTCCATTTTGGAGATACCTCTATCTTCATCTTCTACTCTCTTTCTAACTGCGTCTGTCGGCTTTGCGTAGCCTAAAGCCTCCGCTACATCTTTGCCTACAAAATATGGCTCTCCGTCAATAGTGACTGTTCTAATCTCGCCAAATTCTTCGTCCGTAAATTTTTGCAACTTGTTCATTTTTAGTTTTCCTCCTTTTCAATGAAATCTGTAATCGGTCTGCATAATGCCTCTGCAAGCTTTCGTATAGTTGAGGCTTGGGGTCTTTTAATTTTTTGCTTTTCAAGTAACGATATTTGACTCGCCGTAATTTTGGCTTTATACGACAACTCACTCATTGACAAGCCTTGCTCCATACGATATTCTCTTAGATTTTTTGTTGTATATCCCATATTTTCACCTCCTGACATTTTAGATTATATTACATTCAAATTAATTTGTCAATACCTTTTATTAATTTATAATTAATAATTATATTTTTCTCAATTTTTATTGTGTTTTAATTAAATTTCTGATAATATATAGTTATAAGGAGGTGTTAATTATGGCTAATTTTTCTGATATTTTAAAATCTTTGTTAAATAAAAATCATATTTCTCAGCGACAATTAGCAGACGAACTAGGTTTAACAACCGCTTCTATATCGAGATATTGTTCTGGTGAACAATACCCACGAGGAGAAATTCTAAAAAATATTGCGGAATTTTTTCATGTTCCCGTTGATTATCTTATAGGTACAGATACATCTCTCATTCAGCCCGAAAAAAATAGATATTATTCTGCCATAAACGACTTTTCTGATATTTCTGCTCCTGGTGATGATAATATGATAAAAATTTTCAGATTAGCAAAAACATTAGACCAAGAACATTTAGAAACGGTCTATGACTTTATAGGATATTTGCTATCCAAAAAAGCCGATACATCGGAAGATAACAACTAACCTTTTATAAATTCGTATCAAAAACGCGTATTTTGAACTAGGTGAATAATATTCACCTAGTTCATTTACTTTGCTTTAACTACTTCGATATTATCGAAGTAGTTATTTCCACTCGGCACGAAAAAAGCACCCGCCATTTGGCAAGTGCTTTTAGCATAAGAATAATATTGACAATTCCAACATTATTCGTTATAATGGAAGTATAAAGAGGGTATCCGCTTTAAAGGCGGTTTGTCCGTATGTATAAGTTTAAATAACCGTCTACATTTGGAACTTGTGGGGCGGTTATTTTTTATGTTCTTTACCAATTCAATGAGTGATACTATTATAAGTAATGTCACAACCATTTCGATAATGTCCATAATATCACCCCCTATTTAGAGAGTGACAAACCGCCCATATAGCTCCTCTTACTTCCGTTTACTATACTATCATATTTTGTCGTTATTTGCAAGATTTTATCTTTTACTTCAACAATGGCTCTATTTCATCTACAAATTGGTCGTACGGGATAACTTCATCTGAATCCATAACCGTTGTTTTGCCCGTATAAATCACATTATCACCGCTTACGGCTTTAAATGTTTTTGTATCGTAGTCGTAGTCAAATTTATATCCTGCGTCTTGAATTTTAGTTGCTACAAAATTAATCAACGCATAGTATACACCGTCTTTTTGAGTAATGAAAGCAGAGTCGTTTATATACTCTGTCGGTGGAGTGTATTTACTTGTAACTGCCATGTTATCAACTTCTTTCTTTTCTGATATTGTGGCGGTGCTTGTTTGGGTATCATACTGTACGTCTTTTCCTAATGCTTCACTTACCGCCCTTATCGGCAAGTATGTCGTATCATTGTATAAGAAATTATCGGCTTGTACTTCTTTACCGTCTACAACAACCTTTATTGTATTCGGTAAAACATTTATATTTTGCCATACGTCAGCCGCATATACTCCTGCACACGATATAACACCCATAACGAGCATACCACATATAAAACTTTTAATATTCCCTTTCATAAAAAATACCTCCTTTGTAATACCTAAATTGTACCACAAAGGAAGAATTTTGTAAATATTTTTTATGAAATACTCGTTATAAGACCGCCTGAAACAGTAACCGTTTTTCCGTCTGCCGTTTGAAATGTTCCGCTTGCTCCCTGTTCAAACTTCCATTTATTTTTGCCGACTGTCGTACCATTGCCCGAACTAAGTATGTCCAATCCGTACGTTCTTAACAAAATTCCCGATATAGCGTTGTATATTTGAAAAATACATTTATTATTGTAGTATAAATTAAAATCAGTATATCTCATATCGTTGCTACTCGGTGCATTACACCACAAGCCGTATCTGTTGCCGGCAGCGTCGTAACTTTGAATACCGTTCTTATCTATAACTGTTCTTGCCTTTTTGTCTGTGCCTGTGGCAAATACACCTGTTATAGTAACATTACCGTCATCGTCCATTTCAATGGTTTTCTCCGACAACTGATTGAATATCTGAAAAACGAACGCACCGTCCATATTGCCGAGGTTTATTCTTCGTCTGCCCTTATTATCTTCGATATATAGCAAATCGCCGTCTAACAACAACTTTTTATTATCTGATTCAACGGGATTTTGTGTGCTGTTCAATGTACCGTGAAAATAGCTTGTTTTCAGCTTATTCGCTCTACCGGAGTTTTTCTGAATAGTTTTAATCAACTTACCCATATACCACGCGTGGTAATACGCATTAGCCAATGTAGGCTGACCGATTGTTACTGATGGCTGTTTTGCGCTGTACGGGTAATACGTCATTGATACAATGCGTTGTTTATGTTCGATATTATCTTCAAAAACGTGTACTGTATCACCCAATGCAATTTTATAAAAATCGCCGTATTCAGCAAGTTTACTCAAATCAACCACATCACCCGTGATTGTCAGTTGAGGGCGGTCAAGTCTAAACTCGTTACCCTCACCCTTTAAGTCCCACTCACCGAATGCCTTTAGCTTTTCGGGGTCATCGTAATCACTATAATCTCGGTACGCCTCACGAATACCGTACTTCTCAATACCCTCTTTACTGTCAATGTACGGCTTACCGCCGTTTACTGATGAAATCGTCAAATCGTCCTTGCCGTACATATACAGTCTTGTCGTCAGCTCTTGCGTGCTTCTCTCGACTGAAAGACTTGTCATATTCTTCTTTATTGACATTCTCACGCCGTTATCCTTGCCGATACGCTCAACCACTGCAAATCGGTAATTATCATAGTATATTTCGCCCCTGCCGTAAGCCTCTATGACGTTTTGTATAACATCATATGTATTTATCTTATCGGTCGGATAAAAGTCGATTTTAACGCCGTCTGCGCCTATTCTCGTCATACCCATTTCTTTAAGTTCACTGTCGGGTATCAACTCAAACTTTGTACTGGCTATTGCAAGTTTTATAACGTCGTACGGGTCAACACCTATTGTTGATTTTGTCACGTCCGTATCGTTGCCGATTGTCGGCAAGTGATGATGAAGTGCGTCATCATAGAATATCCTGTTAGCTTTCACCGTCATAATCCTTGAGCCGCTGTAATTCTTTTTCACAAGTGTAATTCTGTACGCCTGTCCCTCAACGGATACGATACGATTTTCCTTTATAAGTTCCGCTTTTTCGTCTTTCATAGGGTACTTAAAAGAAACTGTGTGCGTTTCCTGCAATCCCTCAAACACCGCCACTTCATACGCCTTGTTAAGATACGCAAGGCAACCGCCTGTGAAGTCTGTTTCGTTCCATTCGTGTAATTTAAAAGCCATATTATTCACTCCATTTCATATTATCAAAATCTACGTCGTACAAAAATTTAGGCGTGTAATTTATCTGTACGACACCGCCACCTGTTACCGTTATCGTGTTATCTAATGCAGGAGCAAGTTCAAAAAACTCACCCTCTGCATATGCCATAAGGCTTGTATTTCCGCTATAAACTATTTCTTTTTCGCAGTCGATAACTATGTCACCTGTGTATTTAACAGTGATACTCTTACCGTTATTGCTTATGGTAAACGGACTTTTTGCACCCGTTACCGCTATAATCGGTTTGACGTGTACATCACCGATATTCGGTATGTTTTTGTATGTGCCGCTACCGTTCAATGTCAAATACTCGTCTTGACCTATTGGAATTTCGGTATCAAGTGAAATATCGGTGTCAAGGCAAGGTCCGTTCAGAGCGTCAAATATAAGCTCCGAGAACGGCTCCGCCCTATACGTCACTGACAAAACGGCTTTTCTGCCGTCGTGTTCGGGTGTATATGACACGCTGTCCATTACCCTTACATTCCATTTAACAAACGGCATATCGTTAAAAATAAGCGTGCCTTTGCCCTTAAACCAACGACTTATAGCGGTCAGCTTTTTGTTTAATTCTTCGGTACTGTCTGCACCGATGTTAAAATCAATCTGAAATTTTCGTGTATTGAAATATTCGTGACCCGATACGTCTGTAAAATCATATTCACCGTCTGTTTCGTCGGCACTTACGGTAAACTCCTTTACCTGTGGAAATACGGGACGGTCCTTTGTTCTGACCGTCACTCGCTTAAAATCCGTTGTATTTTTGCCGTTAAATTCAAAACCGTTACGCATATCTTTCCTCCTATAATCCTACGTATTTGTTCAATGCATCTTGTTTTTCTTCCGGTGTCATTTGCATGAAGTTATTTATGATCTTCCTGTTGTCGCTCATTGAATTATTTTCAATTTTGAAACTATCGAATTTGTCAAGCATTCGACTTAGCAAACTTTCTATATTACCGCCTGTCGCCGAAACCTTATCGGTTATCGTTGCTACATATGCAGATATGTTGATGTCGGCATTTTGCAATCCTGTAAGAATGTTTTTCTTGCCGTCCTCCATTTGCTTGTATTCAGCCTCAAGACTTTCAATAGTGGCATTATTCTTTTTCTGTAGTTGGTACAATTCTTCATCACGTTGCAACTGTTTCATTTGTTCCTGCAACTCTTTGTACTTCTGTTGTCCCTTATCAGTAACTGAATTTGCGTACACATCAAGTTGTGCCTGCACCTCTGACATATCGGTTTTGCGATCTGCTACGTCCCAACTGTCACGAAGTTCTTGCTCTTGCTTTGAAAATTCGTCTTTGATATTTGAAATATAGTCTTGTTGCTTTTGGAGCAGTTCGTCAACCGCACTTGATTGCGACTTGTACAGTTCCATACTGTACTTGTTTGTGTCGTCAATAAATTCCTCAAAACTGATTTTACCCGCATTGTAAAACTCTTTTACTCGGTCAATTTTGCGTTTTAGAAAATCTTCCTCACTGTCACCGTACTTATCCCAATCATCATATGTACTTCTTAACTCCTGCCAAGCGTCTGCGTCCTTTTGCCATGCCGAATACTCGTCAGCATTCTTTTGAGCCACTGCGTCATAACGTTTTTCTTCAAGTGTCTGTTTTTCCTCGACGTATTTTTGATAATTAATAACGTCATTTGCATAAAATTCTTCAAGACGTTCCGCCTCTCTGTCGATACCCGCAATGTAGTCGTCTATCGACATATTGTGATACTTCTGCTGATGTTCAAGCCAACTGTCAGAGTAACTTTTCATATCGTCATAAAGCGTTTCGCCTGCGTCCGACACGTTGTCAACATAATCGTCCCAAGTGATTTTTGCGTCTTGTAAATCTTGATAATTTCTGTCTTTTATACGTTTGAAAGCGTCAAGCGGTGTGTCGCCGTTATCACCCCAATCGTTTATAGCGCTGTGTTTTTCAAGGTATGCCTTTGACTGTTCGTTGAACTCTTTCGTCTGTTTCTGCATAATAGAGAAAATTTGTTCCTCTATATCGGCAATATCCTTGTCGTTCGATTTGAATTTCTCTTGAAATTCTAACCACTTTTCAAGTTCTTGTGCAGTCGTTACTGCGTGCGTTTTGGTGTAATGCGTCCAATCGTCCTTGGCTGATGTAAACGCATCCGAATTGTCTTTTCCTGTTGCGTAATGCGGTATACCCATACCCGACATTATCGCCTTGGTTTGTGACGCTGTGTACACCTTTGCGCCCTTTGACAATGGCAACAACACGTCCTTGCCCTGTGGTATAAATGCACGTCCTTTGTCAACGATTAATTCTCGTGGGTCAGATATACCCTTTTCATCATTAACCATTGCCAAACCGCCCTCGAAGTTCTGCGTACCTTTTGCGACTTTCTTTTTGACGAACGTTCCCGTACTGCCAAAACGTGCCGCAGGAGCACTTTTATCGCTTAGTCCCTCTATGGACGAACCCTCAACAGAAACAGTATAATGAACCGTTGCAAATTTGTCTTCGGGTTGATAGCCGTCGGGTTCTGCACTGTCTTTTGTAAATGTAACATTTCCCTCTTTTGGTGGTGCTGTATAGTTGTCGGGTTCTGTGCTATCATTAGTCCATATGACTTTACCCGTTGCAGTGATTTCACCCAACTTATTACCATTCAAATCATTAATATCAAAACCGCCTGTATCAATATTAAATTTAATCTGAACTTCGTTATTTTTGACAAGTTCTTTTAATTTTTCATCAGCCGTATCTAATACAGAAATATCACCCTCGGCACTGACTTGTAATTGTACATTGCCTGCGTTATTTATTTCCTCGACAGCATTTTTTGCGTTCTCGATTGCAGACACATCACCGCTTGCGTCAATTTCAATATGTTTATCCTCAGGCAATAATCCCAAACTGTGCGCCAATGCGTCAACTTGCTCTGTGCTTAGTCCCAAATCGCCACCTAAACTTGATAGGTCTTTCACTAAACCACTTACATCACCCGACGCTACAGCCTGTTGAATATCAGAAAAACCGTTTTTCATTAATGCGGCTTTCGTGACTATTTCCTCTGACGTTAGTCCGATTTCTTTACCTTGTTTGACAAAATCATTTACAACAGCGTCTAATGCGTTATTATTAATTGCACCTTGTAGGTCTTGAAAACCGTTTTTAAACAGCGCTATTTGTGCGGCAATGTCTTGATTTTCAAACCCCAAATCAGTCATAGTTGATTTGATTTGTTTGCATACTAAATCTACAGCATTACCGCCGCTTTCAAAGACTTCCTGCATATCCTTAAAGCCGTTTAAATTCATAGCGTCCGTTGTTGCGACTTCTGCCATAGCTTGTAGTGATTCTCTGCCGTTCTTGGCTCGTTCGTCCATGCTTTCAATGTTATCACTTATTTCACGATACGCATTTGATACATTTTGTATTTCTTGTATTACTTCGTCTACATCACCGAATTTAAACGTACTTCCTGTAAATTTTTCATATGCCTTAGTAAAATCACTGTCTTTTAAACCATTTATAAATGATTGTCTTTCTAATGCCGCCGCCTTTATTCTCTCGGAACTTCCGTCTTTATATGCGGCGTTCATTTCATCAACTATTGCTTTATACTGCGTCTTGTAGTCTGTTGCTTGTTGCAACCACCCACGCATTTCTTCTTGTTGGTTTTTATAATCAGCACCATAAGAACTACCTTTTTGAAGTGCGTCGTACCCCTCTGAAACTGCTTTTTGTGCCTTTTTACCTGATGTTAAATCCAATGCGTCTTTGATTTCATTCGCACTGTCTTTGGCGTTTGAAACCGCCATTGCAAGTGCGGTGTCAAATTCGCCCGTATCAATCATTAATTTTATGGTATCATCATTTGTAGTCGCCTTGATTTCCTGCATAATATCATTTATGCGGTTCTTGGCGCTTTCAAGTTCTTCGGGATTTAATGTACCGCTGTTGATTGATTCGTTTAGTTTTTCGTATTCACTTCGCAGATTTTCCAAATGCGAAACTTGGTTGTCTGCGTCTTGCCACTGAGAATATAATTCCTTGTAGCTTTGACCCAATTTTGCGTTGTTTTCAATAGCCTCTGTAACGTGGTCGGCAACAACCTTATACCCTGCAACAACCGCCGCAGGCGCTAATACTGCACCGAATATCGGCGCTAATGCAGAAAATGAACTGCCTAACCCCGCAGTCGATACTTTTATCGCTGACGTTGCGTCTGCTATAATAGGCAATTTATCGCTGATTACTCCTAATCCCTCAACAAAATCGCCTGCACCCTTAATCACTCCGACACCGACTTTTGACAATGCACCTAAAGCAATGACCGTAGCGCCCGTATTAACTACAGTACGCTTTTGCTCGTCTGACATTTGCGACAAACCTTTTGCAAAATCGGCTACCGTGGTGCTTGCGTCTTTGATTGACGGCAACATTGTTTCGCCGATACCTCTTGCCGCCTCAATTATATTCTGTTTTGCAATCTGCATTTGTGATGCGGTTGTTTCGTTTTTGGCGTTAAATTCTTCTTGCAATGCCGTATTTTCTTGGTATGCGGTGTTTGAACGATTGACACTCTCTGTTACTAAATCATAACCGTTGACTAATGCCATCATAGCCTGTATATCCTGTGTATTGTTTATGCCTAAATCGTCTAACGCAACAGTTAGATTTTCGGCAGACTGCAAGCCTTTTAACAGTCCGTTAAATGCACCGGAGCTGTCAGTATTCCACTGCTCTTTAAATTCTTCCGCACTCTTACCGCTGTACTTTGCGAATGCTTTTAAACCTTCACCGCCGTTTGCAACCGCTTTTTCGATAGATAGCCACGTACGACCTATCGCACTACCGCCCATTTGTGCCTCAATTCCCAATGAGGACAATGCTGCGGAATAACCCAACACGTCCGCCGCTGACATTCGTACAGATGAACCGTATTTACCTATACGCAATGCCATTTCCGCGATTTCCGATTCAGTTGTGGCACTATTGTTACCCAAATCAACGATTGCACTGCCGATATTACGAATTTCGCCTTGACTTGTACCCATTACATTCATAAATCGGGCAAGTGTAGCCGCGCCTTCTTCGCCGACAAGGTTTGTGGCTGAACCCATTTGTGCCATTACTTCCGTAAAGTCGATAATGTTTTCTTGTGATATACCCAACTGACCGCCCGCCGCCGCAAGTTCGTTTAGTTCAGTCGTTGTTTGTGGTATCGCGCCCCTGCCGTCAATACCTGTTGTTGACAAATCAATAATGCCTTGCTTTATTTTTGATAACTGTTCCGGTGTAGCGTCAACCGTCTTTTTAACTCCGGCAAAACTATCCTCAAAATCTATTGCAAACTTCGCACTTGCGACACCGCCTGCGGCAAGAGCCGTTGATGCGTATTGTATCGGTTTTGTTATCGTGTCAATATTTTCGCCGACTTCTTTTATACCTTTTCCGGTATCTTTAAGCTGACTTGCAAGACCTTGATATGCACTTGTGCTTTCTCTTACACCTTTCACACCTTTTGTATTGCTTTGTGTTCGTTCCAATTCTTCGAGTTGTTGCGATACACCGCTTATTGTTGCCTCTAAATCCGACGCATCACCTCTTATTCTTACTACTAATTCCGCCGCGTCAGCCACTACAAATCACCTCACTACATTCCATAAAACATTTTTAAATACGGGTCGTTTCCTGTATAGACCTCTTCCGTATCATCTTCCAAATCGTCTATCATTTTAAACAAAACAAACGGATTTTGCTTTGATATTACATTCGGCAATAACCCTCTTTGCCTAAACCAATCTGCGTACAAAGTACGCAGTGGTTGGCTTTTTGAGGAATTACTGCCCTTTACTCGTTTTTTGTTGTCAACGCGTCTATATAGAATTTCCATAATTCAATACATAGTCTTGAATGTGTGCCTACATCAATGGCATCAATAATATCCTGCGTTGCGTCCGTTCCCTCGAACATATAGTCCACCGCCTCTCGGCAGATATTTAACGGTCCGTTTTTATTTTCATCGTTATGTGCGTCATTAATAATACACATTGCCTCAAAGTCGAACGGCTTTGAAACGTATTTTTTATTATCGTGTTTAAATGTTAATGTGTGTTGCATAATATTCCTCCTAATTCATTGCATACAAAAAGCACGCTATATGCGTGCTTGACATACATTTTTTATTGTGTTATAATTTAGATATAAGAGGAACGGTAAACAGCCGTTTCTAATACATTAGTTTATATTTAGTGTAGAAAATATTTTCTACCCAAATAACCGTCCTATTGCGTTAGGGCGGTTATTTCTTTAATATCCATACAATAAGCAAAATCAATACAAGTTGTATTGTGGTTTCACTCATAATATTTCCTTTCCGAAACAGAGCCGCCACCGCTCTCCATATATCAAGGCTTTTCAGCCTATTTTTATTCTACACTATACCTCATATAATGTCAAATTACGTTTATTTTACAGTGCTTTCTTTACAGGATAGTAGTTCATATCCTTAAACCAGTTTTCTTCAAGTTCTGTCTTTGTAACGCCCTCCGGCAAATCGCTTTCGTCAAAGTATGCGTAATAGTTGTTGTCAAAATCACGTTGTACGGCTGTGTATGTAGCCTTTGCAGTTTGCTTTTCCGGTGCACCACTTGACGCTTTAGTCTTACCGCCTACGTTTGACGCAAAGCTGTACGAACCCTTGTAATATCTTACATAACGGTATGAGCCGTCGGATTTCATAATTCTCCACGCAACACCGAAATAAACTGTTTTTGTATCGTTGCCGACCTCTACTACACCGTCTTTTTGTGTCAGTCCACGCCACATTGAATCAACTTCCGGTGGAATATCGGCATTTGTGATGTCGTGACCTAATTTTTCAATGTAGTTTGATGTTTCATACGCACCGTTATCGGCATCAAAAACATCACTGCCGCCTGCGTCTGTCGGTGCAATTTCGACAGTACCTCTTAAATTATACGGGTCACCATATGTTGCGCCCTCTGATGTGTCTGTTTTAACTGCGAAAAATGTGTACTTGTCCACACCTATTGTAGGTAGTGGTTTTCTTTTCTCTGTATTTGCCATAAATCAATCATTCCTTTCTACTACTTTCGTAAATCTCATTGTCCTATGTTTTATGCTTTTATCATCGGGATTTGGTACGTCCATTGTCATTTCGTGATAATATTCATTATCAGTCAACAATTTATATACCCTCTCCGACAATTCAAAACACGTTTGCGGATAATCGGCGTAAATATCAATCTGAACAGTCGTATCATTCGTAACAACCGTATTGTCATATGACATTGAGCCTTTGTCCGTTAGTGTGTAATATGCTATTGCAGGCAATTTATTAAAATTATCGGGATATGCAAAACATACACTTACACCGTCTATTTGCTTTAAAATGTTCCGCAATTCCAAACCAATATCAAACACCGTATCACCCTCCCTACGCTAACACAAATACTTCGTATTTGCTCGCTATAACTCGTTTCACGAGTTATACACCTCCTTAAACTTAGCGATTATCTCGCTGATGTTATTTTTCAGTGCAGGTACGAGGAACGGCTGTGGTGCTTGCCCCGACGTTGTGTAAAATCGACCGCCACTGTAATACGTCCAGTGCCTTTTTGACGTATGCGAAACAGATTTGTCGCCCTTTGAGCCTGTGCCGAATTCGACATAAATACCGTAATCGGCAGTCGGACCGATTGCAACACTGTCACCGTCCACTTGGCTTACGATACTGCCTTTTAATCGCCCTGTTGCAACAGGACAGTTTGCCACTGCGTGCGCTCTTACGACTTCACCCGCCATTGCCAAACCTCGCTGTATTTTATCGCCCGACGCATACTGTGTCAGCTTGTCAACAACGTTCTCTATCCCCTCGATTGAAAAATTCATTTCAGCCTACTCCTTTCGAGCATTGCTACCAAACCGCTGTCCCATTTCTGCACATATGTTATATCATATATGTCGCCGTCATATTCAACCCTGTTACCGACCTTTACGTCGTCTGACATATCGCAGAACATACGCATTTGACATTCTATATCCAAACCGTATTGCTCTCTTGCTCTGCCACCGCTGTACGGTTGTACATCGGCTTTGATTTCGGACAATACAGTCTTTTCGGTTTTACCTGTATAGTCGTCAATTTCATATTCTGCAATTATAACAGTTTTATCGTAAAAATCACTGAATACTGATGTCACTCGGAACACGCCCCTTTCGTTTACGGAACGGGTCAAGACGTTTATAATAGTTGCTGAAAATCTTGTCATTGTCGGTTTCGGCATATGTGACGGAACGTTCGCCCTCACTTCTGCTCTTGACTACTTCAGGACTTTTACTGTCCCCGTAACCTTTCGCCCTGTACATATCCGCCGCAATCTTCGGAACAAGGCTTTCAAGCTGACGTGGCAGTACATCAATATGACAGTACGCCATAATCATATTAACCGTGTCCTCAATCAAAAAGGACAACAAGCTGTCTTGCTCGTCGTCCTTAATTCCCAACAACATTTTTAGTGTCCCCAACTGTTCCATATTATTCACCGCTTACAACGTCGGCACTGCCCGACTTTCTCGCTTTGCCGTCTGCGGTAACTTCCGCAACTGTAATCTTGTGACCGTTTGTCGCAGTGATTTCGTCACCGTTGTTAAACTCTGTCCACTTCGACAAATCGTCGTCATATGCAACGCTTGGAGCGGTGCTTGCGGCAGTCTTATAAACCAACTTGTGACCGCCGATAGGCTTTGGCGATACCGTAATAACAGTGTTGCCTGTTGTGCCTGCAACCGATTCAACTGTCAATTCGCCAAGTGTCGGAACACCGTTCTTAAATGCGGCAAATGCGTCGTCCTTAACCACAAGGAAACCTAAACGCATAGTAGCTTTGATTGCAACCATATCTTGCTCCGCAAGTGATAGCGGTTTACCGTCACTGTCAAGAGTGCCCTGTAGTGTTGCCTCTGTAAGAATTTCATAGTTGATACCTGCACGCATACCGACAACGGCATACTTGAAGTTACCTGTGATAATATCGGCACGTTTGTTGTCCCACGCACCGTTGCGCACAAATTCGATAGGCTGACCGTACAGCTCACCGCCTGTTGTACCGTTGACATATGCAGGTGCGCCGTTTGCGTCACGTAGCTTTCTTAGCATATTC